ACATAGAATTCGATAACAACGGAATTGTTTCACTACCAAAAGGAGGGGCGGCAAGCGATTTGCCACCCGCCCGATTTCCGGTTAGTACCTGCCTCTCGCTCATCACTCTTAACCTGGTCAGAGTCGCTCATGAGCCTGGCATCTAATATCAGTCTTTATTCCCACACCTCTTTGCTCGACGCATTGAATCTGCCTACAAGTGTGGCAAAAGATTTCTTTGACGGCAAGCCGTTTGGAGATTGGAAGAAAGTGCGAGAAGCGGAAGCCAAAACACAATCGGCAATTGTCGGTCGCTTGAATTCAGTCATTCGGGCGATCGGCATCCTTGCCAAGACAACAGCAGGGAGAAGATAGATATGGGTAACACACCTACAAATCAGAGCCATAACAGACGAGGGGAAGCCTGCGAGGAAAGGGATCAGCAAAAGTGCAGGGTTGCCGAGGGCTTATCTGAGGAAGCGGCAGAGCATGCGGTGAAAAAGGTTTTTGCAATTCTTGGGGTAAATATAGATAACCCGGAAAGCGTTGAAGAATTTAGAGCTGATCTGCGATTTGGCAAGAAGATGCGCAAGACTGCTGATTACGGAACCATGGCGTTTATTGGCATTGTGGCAACAGGTATGGCGGCTGCTTTGTGGGCGGGAATCGTATCAAAGATTAACGGCGGCAATGGTTAATCGTATTTTAATTTCTGATATGGATGTGAATATTATGAAGAATCTTATCTTGGTAATAAAAAAATCAGTTTTAGCCCTGTGTTTATTGGTTTTTGCTCTTATTGGTGGGTGCCAAACGGTTTTGAATAAATCCGATGATCTGGCAAATATTGCGGCGGCGAATGATGCAATTATGACCGGCAAAGTGCTGGTAACGGTCAAAACAATTGAGTTGAGCGATGTTGAAGATACTCAATTAACGCATGCCGTGAACCAGTACGCATTCTTCGTTGAGAAGTGGAAGCATTCCATCGCAAGCATGGACTCGACAACAGATGCATTCAAAGAATTCATGGATGATTACGCGATTTTGTTATCTCAATACGCGATGGTTGAAAAGATTGTAACAAATCACTGGGCCAATTATCAAAGCGCGGATCAGGAGACTCTAAAAAATTACCAGATCAAAGCAAAACAGCTTAATGCTTCAGTTAATAAGCTGGTTACGGCGAATCGAGTGCGCGAAGCTGTAATGGATGCGGTAGCTTTTGGCAAGGTCGTAATTAAATTGGCGGCGGCACTATGATGATATTCATAGAAAACTATTTCGACGTAGCAGAAGCCGTCAAGATCATCCTGTTTGTGGCATCCGGGCTATTCGGTATGTTCTTTGCGTATTGTCGCAAGTGGGCGCATGCAGACATGGAGGCTGGTTTATTTATGTACATGTTTGGTGATGAGCGCGCCACGATGAGAGCAATCACCACATTTGTTGCTATGTGCGTCGGTGCCGGTGGACTGTCGTATCTGGATACGCTAACCATCAATCAAATAATTATTGCGGGTGCTGGCATAGGCTTGTTGGTGCCGCAGACTGTTGAACAAAATAAAACCAGTAATGGAGGCGGATTATGATACTGCGATCAGGCGCTTTAAGATGGATTACCGGGTTTAAATACCGAACCACTGAGCCATATTGGTTAATGACCAATTTTAGGCCGAAGAGAGCAATCCAGTTAAACAGAATACATCTGACTAGAGAAGGTCTCTTGTTTATCGAAGCTGGGTATTCATCTGACGGTCCAAGCGGTCCCACAATCGACACCAAAGACATTATGCCTGGCGCAACAGGTGCGCACGATCCTGGTTACGAGTTACTGCGCAATGAAATGATGGGTGTGCCGGTCGATATCGTGCAACCAGAAAACCGGCCAGGTGAAGGTCTTATTTACAACACACCTGCCGAAGAAAAGGTAATCAAAATCGCCAGTCATGAGCAAATCAGGCACGAGTTCGACAAATTGCTTGCGGATTTGATGCTTTTAGATGGGCGGATCGTGTGCGAGAAATTCGATAAATATCCGCGCTTCAAGAAGCTGCTGGGTAAAGTCTTGGCATTCAGAGCGCAGTATTTCTATGACGGGCTGAGACTTGGCGGCGTATCTTCAGCAATCGTATGCCGCAAAGAATACGCAGCGCCTTAATGCCTGCAATCACTTCACAAATCCAATTCTTCCGAATGCGGGGGAATTAAACCGGAAAAACAGCCAGTTCATGGCGATTCAGTAAGGCAAAGTTCTGTTCATCAGATCCACTTAATGAACTATAGGACAGCCAATCATGCCAGTTTCTAATCCAGCATACCTAAGAGGTTTCTACAACACATCGCAAACGCTTGGTGCAAAGGTTATTTCTAGTGACTTTACGTTAGAGATAGAAGGTTATGAACAAAATTATTTGCTCTGCAAGCAGGCTCCATGGGCGCAGGTATCTGTTGCTGGTGAGATCGAAGTCCCTACGGTGCTGGGCGCTGCATCATGGCAACCGCAGCAAGCAAGAGTTAATCATCAAGGGCAGATTGCGCTTGAGGAAACCATTGCTGGCAGTATCGACAATATGCTCATCAATCTTATCGCGAGCGGCGGGACATTCAACGCAAAAATGTACGAAGGAACGCCGCAGAGATTTTTGCGAGCAAAGCGCTATGAGAACTGCTTTATACAGTGCGACGACCCGGACAGAGATTGGGAAAACAGGTCACAGATATTGATATTCACTGGAACGATGTTTTACCACTACTTTGGAGAGGTAATTCCTGGAAATTCAGGCGATTACACATAATTATTTCATTAACTTTAACAGGAGTAAATTGATATGCCATCACCATCATTTTTGGGCGGCAAGGTTCAAACCAGAGAAGGATCATCCGGTAGCGAGGTAATTAGCGCTGAAGATGTTAAAAAGAATTACATGAGCGAGGCATCGCCAAAGATCGTTGAGGGTGCAAATGCAGCAATGGGCACTACGGCTCTTGTAGGCGGTGCTAAAGTTGTTGCAAATACCAGAGTGACTGCTAATACCAGAATATTTCTTACATCTCAGGCAGACGGCGGAACTCCTGGTTGGTTGCGTATTTCTGCCAGAACGCCCGGTACCAGTTTCACTATCACATCTAGCAGCGGCACTGACACCAGTACCGTAGCATACGAGCTGATTGAACCAGACGCATAAGGCTGACCAATGACTACTATAGACGCGCTCGTTGAAAATTTCCTCACGAATGAGCGTCCTGATAGTATCGTGCTAGACCCCGCGACCGTGCTTGCCAAGGCGGTTGCGGCATCGGAATTTTATGCCGGATATGCAAATCTTGAGGTAAATGACGATGTTGATCCGCCATTTCCTGCGATTTCCGCCAGCACAGCCATCAGTTATTCAGAATGGGCTTTAATCAAACCATTGTTCATGCTTTACGTTGAACTTGAAACCTCTACGCAACTAGAAGCATCACGCGGGCTTGGTGTTGATGTTTTTGGTCGGTCGTCAAGTGAAGTTCAGCAGGAGATCAACCAATACCTTCTGGAATTTCCGCAAAAGGCATTTCTACAAACAGTCATTACAGTGTGATATTTCCCTTGTGATTCTATACCTAAATAGCGGCGAACAGATACGTGGCGACCTTATAAAATCCGCCATTATCCGCTCAGATATGTCGCCGGTGCCGGTCACGCTCGAAGCTGAGATCCGGGCTGACGAAGATATGGCCAAAAAATTGAGTGAGGGGGAAATGATAACCGCTGGTGGAAGTTCTGTATCGTCTGGCGATACACTTCGCATTATTAAATCCACATTGGTAGAGAACCGAATCGTGCAAGGCAATCGTGAGATGGATGCGATTCAGATCACGGCTATGCTTGATGCCTGCCATGGCATAGCTTTTGTGCGCAACCGGGCGATTATCAAAGAAAATGCTGTTTTGTCGGCAATCTACCGTGCGTCGGGCGCAACAATCAAAGCAGTTGATGCCGATTTCCCGGTACCACGTTTCTATTGCCCGGTGGGAGATACCCCAAGCTTTCATATTGCCAGGGCATTGCAGGAAGAGGGCGGTATCGTTCGTTGGAAGGATGGCCGGTTAAAATTCTTTCGCCTGTCTGATCTGTTTAAACAAAATCCGATCATGGAATTGCCTGAGAACGCATCGGATTATATTAATAGCGGATTTCTTGAGCGGCATGAAATCCCCTGGTTCTACTCTTTGGATGATTCCGGAGGCTTTGTTCTGGGTGATCAAAGAAAGCCAAGGAGCGTGCGTTACGCGCCATTCATGAATGCACAACGCCTACGCAACATGTCGCGTTGCCTGGTGCAACGCAAGATATCGAACATCAACTTATCAGCCGGTATTTCAGCCGGTGATTTAATCAATTTTACCGGGCGTGATCCGCTCGTTGTTATTACTGCTGCCCACGTATTTCAGAGCGGTACCGATGGCAGCGGCGGGAATCAGTACACACGCCTTTGGCTTGGATCATTGGAGGGTTAAACATGCGCAGATTATTAAGAAGGACTTGGTTGCGGCTAAATGGCATTAAACTACATGACAACAGAGACTTGATTGATCTTTTGAAAAAAGCCACAAAAGTTGCTTCCAGCATTCATGAATGATTATGGAACCATGCCGGGACGCTATCCTGCGGTTGTTAAATCTTACGCTAAAAACCGCAGAACATGCCGAATTGAGATACCTGGTTTGACCGATGGCGCTGATGTGCTACCAGAAGCAGAAATCGAATATCCAATAGGCGATAAATCCATAACCGGAAGCCATGCAACAGAGATTGAAATGCTTGCTGGTGATACCGTCTGGATAGCATTTATCGGTGGTGATCCCCGGTACCCAATTATCACTGGATACAGAAACCCGCAATCCGGCAATTCAATCGATTGGCGGCGCTTCCACCACGCGAATATTGAAATGACAGCCGATGGTACGTTAAAGCTGAATGCATCCACGCTTGAGATTAATGCCACAACCGTGACCATTAACGGAACCAATACAACCATCAATGGCAGCTCATTGAAACATAACGCGAAGAATATCGGTGACGATCATCGGCATTCTGGCGTTCAGCCCGGTGGAAGCAATACCGGGGTGCCAAGCTGATAACGTAAAAGCGCCAATTTCCGGTGTTTTTGCTGGTGTATTCTGGATATTACTTAGTAATTCAATTATGAGTTTAAAACATGAAATCTTTATTATTCAGTTTTGAGGATCTTTCAGTCAAAGACAAGGCCGCAAAAGAAGCTATGAAATACTTCTCGCGCGCCGGTGCTAATGTCGTTCAGCAAGACGTATCGACAGCGGTTAAGCGTAATTCCGGAGTAAGTTATCGAGAAATGCTGCTGACATTTGCAGATTCTCAGAAAGCCGTTCTTCGAATCAAGCAGACCGGCGATATCTTCCAAGTTCTGCTGAATAACAAGCTACTACCAATTAAAAACCAGGATGATCATATTGCCGCAATCGCTGAGATTGTGAAGGCGATGGACTCCGGGCGTTCAAAGTTCCAGAAATTACTTGCTGCAGCAAAGGTTTGATTGGGAAAAGGGATGCTTTGAAAGCGGCGATTGCCGAAGTCAGAGCGGAAATTGCAAAATACACAGGAGCGTTAACAGCATGAAGAATTTTTTTAATGGATCGCGGATTAAAATTCGAAGTGCAACTTTTTTATAAGGTTAACAAGAGGCAAGCTGCGTTGGCAGCTGCGCTTCTTGAGCGATCAAATAAATCAGTGCTCGAGCCAAATTTAGTCAACCATACTCCCGAGACTCGTACGTTTATTTTACTTAACCAGTTGCAAATTGTTTGGTTGCATTTCCACATTGTTTGCCACGCTGATTTAAATAATCACAAACTCCGCATTGGTCATGGCCAACCCAACACCAATCGTAGCAATTTGTACCGCAGCACCAGCACCGCTGCCATTTGCATCGTATAACATTGCACCGGTCGCATTGTTATAGATGATGAAATCGTTGGCATCCACTGCTTGTGTGCCGATCCTGAATTGGCCAGCCGCTAAAGTACCGATCGTCGTTAATGCCGTAAATACCGCATTCTCAAGCTGGATGGTGTCATTGGCTACGTTATAGTCCGTAATCGTGTCAATGTGACCTAGTGTAGTAAACTTAAAGGCATCATTACCCGCTCCACCAGTGAGCACATTATTGCCTAGCCCGCCATCAAGCGTATCATCTCCCAATCCTCCATCTAACTGATTGGCGGCTGTATTGCCAATAATGACGTTGGTCAGATTATTGCCTGTGCCATTGATCGCCAATGCGCCTGTCATTATCAGATTCTCCAAATTAGCGGGTAATGTGTAAGCAAGTCGGCTGCTGACCGTGTCAGTACCCTGGTTGAGGTATTCAGTGACTACATCACCTGCATTCTCGACAAAATAACTGTCATTCCCCAAGCCGCCGATCATAGTGTCTACGCCAGACCATCCAGTGAGGGTATCGTCACCGCCCCCACCAATCAGTTTATCGTTGCCTGTCTGTCCATTTAACTGATTGGCAGCGCTATTTCCTGTGATGACGTTATCCAGATTATTACCTGTACCGTTGATAGTCAATGCGCCGGTTAGCGTAAGATTCTCAACATTGACGGATAGCGTGTAAGTTACGCTGCTATTGACTTTATCAGTGCCCTCACTGGAATTCTCTGTGACAATATCATCTTTATTGTCAATTGTATAAAAGTCATTTCCTGAACCGCCATAAAGAAAATCTCCTCCCGCTCCACCATTTAATATATCACTCCCGGCGCTACCGAAAAGTCGATCAACACTTCCCATCCCTTTCAGTTCATCATTTCCTAAGCCGCCAAGCATTAATTCGCTGTCGCTTCCTCCTTCCAATTTATCATTACCTCGGCCTCCATAATAAATATCATAATCTGAGAATAAAGGATCAATGAGCGTATCGTTTCCACTATCATAAATTGAATTATGTCCACTAAGAATACCATCAACAATAAATGAGTCAGTATTTAACATTTTTCCGCCAATGTATACGTACTGATCACCGGCTTCTTTAAGTATTTGTTCCCAACTTAGATTGTCAACGCTATCGACCATTTGGCGATAGTAATCCATCGAATGGTATGCCGTAGAACTTCCATTAGTTTGATTACCAACAAAGTGGATATTACGACCATTAAAACCACCAGTATCAGCAACTGCATCCCCTTCAATTTCAATAAGAGTCATTCTGTTATCGTAAGTACCGTATAAACTATAACTAGCTGAACCAAATACAACTGATTCGTAATCGGCGCTTTTAAACCCATTAACGTGGTCATCCATGTACTTTATGGCCATGGCTCCTCCTATGCTATGACCTGTTACATAAACTTTCTTGATACCATTCATTTCGATATAAACATCAAGTTCATTGACTAATGGACGCATTAGGTCATAATGTCTCGTCATATTTAACCAGTCCTTTTGGTCTGGCGAGATGGAAGAAGAATAATTTTCATTATCATTAGTCCCTCGAAATGAAATTACTATTGCATCGTTACTTCTAGCAACAAGTGCTGCAGCATTTCCATTGACATATAACCCATCTTCTATTTGATTAGAAACGATATGACCATCATACTCAGTACTGGATAATATATAATGAGGTTCTAAATAAAAAGAATGCCAACCTTCTTGAGAATTAATCCCTAATTCATTCATTGCCTGATCGGAAAATGGCTTAATATTATTAATTCCTAAATTTTCCCAACTTTTAAGGTTGTAAGCTGCCTTAGAGAAATCTGCCATTATCTTAATCTTTTCTCCCGCTACTGCTTCAGTCATAATTCCTTTATTGGGTTCCCATATACCATTATTTTCATGTAAAAAGGATATCTCATTTCCATCTGCATCATAACGTTTCGCATAAATATCGTAGTTTAAATCCTTATTGATATCTAATGTCCACCCAACAATAAAACCACCATCGGGCAGAACCGTAAGGGTCCAGTCTCGTATAGAGCCCCACACCTCCTCCTTTATAACAATCTCGCCTCCCTTTTTTTGGCCACCACTAGTAAACATTTGTACTATTAGCTCTTCCTTATCCACAGAATCAGGCACTTCATATAAATTCTTACGTAAGATAATAAAACCGCCATCTGGAAGACTGTCAATAGCATTTTGATCTACGTTAAAAGAAAGATTATTACCGACATCGGTAATGCGAATCCGATCAGTTAACGGAACATCAGCATTTGAATAAACGCGGACATATGAATCTATACTACCTATACCCCGCTCCCATGTGACAGCATACATTCCATTTTCTAAGGATGTAATAGATGGAGTAAAAGATCCAGCAGGGATATCATATATTCGAAAAGCATCTCCTCTAGCTAAGCCATTCCCATCGTAATGTCTCAGAAATACATCATGTCGGCTATCACCAAACATTCGTGCTGACCAAACAATTACGAAACTGCCATCAGACAGTGTTGTAATTTCAGGATACACCGTTAGTTCACCGGGTAGAGCTACCCGAAATTCATCTCCTTTTGCTTTTCCATTGGCATCAAAAATGCGAGCTGCAACGCCACGAAGAAAGTTCGCATATGTAACCACAAATCCGCCATCTTTGAGGGCAGCGATAGAAGTATAAGAGTAACTACTAACACCATCTGGGGTGAATAACTGACTCGCTACATTCACTAATTGACCTTTTGGCGTTCCTTGGTCAGTATAGAGTTGAAATTGAGTTCCACGTTCTCCAGAATAAGCAATTACAAAACCACCGTCATTTAAACCAACGACTGAAGGGTTATTATCATCTTGATAGATGTAGGAGGTGATATTTACACCTGTTTCTGGCCCGACTGGAGTCCCATCAGAATCATATTGTTGAAAATAAATACCAGAAATATTACTTCCTTGCTCATAAGAAACCCAAACAGCAACAAATCCTCCATTTGAGAGTGAAGCAAATGCAGGTAATGCTTGATTATTTGGCGTAAATGTATTTATCCTTGTTGGATCAATCGACACAATAAGTTTCTCCTATAGCGGTAATTGACGCGAGACATAAGTAAGCGATAAAGTTTACTGTTAAATTAGGCTTTGTAGCAATTAATTGTTGAATTGATAGTAATTTCACGTATCCTGCTTAAATTTTAGGTAGGAGACAGTAGAGGTGATTACTATGGTTATGTATGCAAAGATACGGCGGATGTATTATCGTGAACATTTGTCGATGAATGAAATTCAGCGACGTACAAGTCTGTCACGAAACACGATAAAGAAGTGGCTGAAAGCGTGAGGTTCCCCCTGTTTTTCATCTTCCAATGGGCGAACAGTTTTATGCTATCAGCTTTTCCTTCTGTTGAGTAATTAGCCAGTCATTTAGAAACTGCATTGGCGATTTATAGCCTAACGTTGAGTGCTGCCGTTTCCGGTTATAGAGTATCGAAGCTCATGGCAGCCATCTCTCACGTGTTTCATAACGCAGTCCGCGCTCGCTCGTTCTTGAAGCTGTTGAACCAACTTTCGGTTGGGGCATTGTCCCGACGGTTACGAGCTATTGTTAGGCTGCGGATTAACAGTCTGGGGCTCTATTGACACTCAATCGGACTGATAGGTAGATGTTAACGGAAAAACATTCGTCGAATCTTTGCGTACATAACCATAGTAATCACCCCATTTACTCTTGCTTAAAAAATAAGCAGGATGTATGGATTAGTTAGTCAAAATTCACCGCGCGTCGACATTCAGTCACCATTCAGCTCAGAAGTCGCACAATGAAACCGAAATACAAAAAAGATTTGGTATTTACTGCGTTATAGACGCGAGGTTTATTGTGGAGGTACATTATGAATGCCAAAAAAATTCTTACCATTTTTTCCGTACTTGGAATTCTTTTTCTTGGTGGATGTATGGCTACTCCATATTATGGAGGAACGGGATATTATGGGAGTGCTACATACGGTTACGGATATCGGCCATCGATATACACCAATTACGGCTACAGATATCAACCGTCATATTACGGCCGCCAAAGCCACATTGGCGGCTATACTTACTACGATAGTGAACATCGACATGGTGGACATAAGCACATCCATGGAGGACATAGGCACAATGGAGGCGGGCACAAACACTCCGGTGGGAGACATCCGGGAGGGGGCCATTATCGATGATGAAAATGATATTACTACTTTAACGTGAAGCAACCCGAAATTTGGCGTACAAAACACCCGCACTGAATGCAGCGATTGTGGATTTTGCCCTATTGAATGGCGGATTTTTAATATTGTCGTTTTGTATTGTAATACTTCTATCTGGTTGCGCAGATTCGGTATATACCGATACTGTCATTAAGCCGTATTCTGTGGTTAAAGTTCACGACGGCGATACACTCACCGTTAATATCGCTGGTTGCCCAGATGTTTTGTGCAAGAACATGCCGGTGCGAATAAGCGGGATTGATGCCCCAGAATTGAGAGGAAAATGCCCACAAGAAATTGCCGGTGCGATTGCTGCCAAGAATTATCTTACTGGCCGGGTGATGAATGCCCAGGATATTGCGTTACAAGATCCAATCAGAGATAAGTATTTCAGGATAAGCGCTCATGTTTTCGCGGATGGCGTTAATGTCGGTGATGAAATGGTCAAGCAGGGATTGGCGCGAACGTACAGCGGTGGCAAGCGAGCTAGTTGGTGTGGCGGTACCGTAGTGCAAACTAACTCAGTCTGACAACGAAGTATCGTAACAATCCATGGCGCTTTCGAGCGCCATTTTTCATTTTTAATCGCTCTCCAGCAAGCTGAAAGCCTATGGGCCTCCTTTCAAGATCGTTCTACTAGGAGTCTGTCGGACTTAAAGCATCTGGATGGTCAATTTGTTAAAATAGAGTTCAATTGAAACCGGATTTTTGGAAAAGCGACATGAGTCATTTCAAGCCCTGCGATCGCCATCAGCTGTACTTACTCCCCCCGTCGATAGATGAATGGTTACCGGAAAATCATTTGTCACGGTTCATCATTGAAGTCATTGAGCAGTTGGACTTGACGAGATTGACGAGCCATTATTCTGGTAAAGGCTCGGAAGCCTATCATCCCTCCATGATGTTGGCATTATTGGTTTATGGCTACGCAACCGGTACATTTTCCAGCCGCAAGATTGAACGGGCGACGCATGACTCGGTGGCGTTTCGTTTTCTTGCGGCCAATCAGCACCCGGATCACGACACTATCGCAAATTTCCGCAAAACCTTTTTGCTGGAATTGCAGGAATTGTTTGTGCAAGTGTTGTCCATAGCCCAAGAGATGAAGTTGTTTAAATTGGGAAACATATCGCTGGATGGTACCAAGATCAAAGCCAATGCATCAAAGCACAAAGCGCTATCGCACGGACACATTGAGAAGCTGGAAGCACAGTTACGAGAAGAGGTTCAGTTTTTATTGAACAAAGCAGAGCAAACCGATGAGCAGGAATCTGAGCATGATTTTGACTTACCGGCTGAAATCGTACGTCGCGAACAACGTCTTGAAGCCTTGGCTGCTGCGAAAGCCAAAATAGCTGAGCGCGTCCAGGCACGTGACAACCAGGCGCAGAAAGATTATGAGGAAAAGATTGCCCGCCGGGAAGCACAACAAAAAGCGGGAAAAAAACCACGCGGGCGGGAACCCAAAGCACCGGAAACTGGCCCCTGCGCCCAAGATCAAATCAATCTTACCGATGAACAATCACGTATCATGCCCAGTGGGGATGGTTTCATACAAGGCTATAACAGTCAGGCGGCCGTCGATATCGAGAGCATGCTCATTATCGCCACCGGCCTGACCACGGAAACCAATGACAAGCAACGCGTCGAACCGATGCTCGAAGCATTGAACACACTGGAAAACCAGTTCGGCAAAGCCGATACTTTGCTAGCCGATAATGGTTATTTTAGCCAAAACAACGTTAAGGCCTGTGCTGAACATGGCATCACTCCATTCATTGCGCTGGGACGGGATACCCATCATCTGCCCATAGCACAGCGGCTGCAACCGGATGCCCCAAAACCTCAGACGGACGATCCTTTGGTTATGATGACGTACCAACTTAAAACACAGTCAGGACGCGAACTATACGGTAGACGCAAATGCACTGTCGAACCCGTGTTTGGCATTATCAAACAGGTATTAGGCTTTCGCCAGTTCCTGATGCGAGGGATTCAAGCAGTAGCGGGAGAGTGGAAGCTGGTTGCTATGGCTTATAACTTCAAACGGATGTATGCAATGGCAACAGGATAGAAAAAAACCTAAAAAACCTTTGTTCAGATGGAAATTGAACTAAAAATAGAGTTAACAAATGTATGGCTTTATATTCAGATGTACTGAAAAAGTTTCAAACTGACACAGTTGAAATTCTTTCTCAATACTTCTCTTGCTGATTTCCCTATCCGACAGGCTCCTAGAACGATGTAATTTATCAGTTTCCGGATTATGTGGCGGCTTTTGTTTTTGCGTGTGAACAAGCAACAAATGTGCGGTAAAATGCAACAACCCAAGG